CCACTTTCAAGGAGACCAGCGATGGTTGATTCAAACGAATACCTCAACCGCCTTCCCGAAGCAACCATCACGCAGCCTTACGAAAAGCATCCCGGCATTTTCGTTCAAGCTGCCTTGGTTGAAGGCCCCGGCCGCAACGTGTTCATCGAAGCCATCTTCGGTCCGAACGTCCCAGTCACTACCTACACCATCAACGTTGGTGGCCGTGGCGCACTGGTGATCGCCGAACAAGAGTTCCGCGACCTGCTTTCTTCTGCTTTGTTCCTGTTCGAAATTCGGACTGCGACCAACGCAGCAGATGTCGTGTCGATCTCCGGCGAAGCTGACTGATCACGCTATGGTCCCTCTTGATCCTACCTCCCTCGCTACCTTCCTTGCTATCGGCCTAGCTGTGATCTTCACAGGAGCCACCATTTATGGGCTGCCCGGAAAACCAGTGAAAGAACGGATTGAAGATGCGTCCAAGCTGATCCTCAGTCTGCTCTCCTACCCGCTATGCGTCTTGGTCATCACGGCCCAGTTCATGTGTCTCTATCTGGGGACGATCGTGAGCTATACGATGCGGCGGGTGGGAGGCAAGCAGACTACACAATTCAATCTTAAAGCGTCTTTTGGCGACTAAGGAAAACCAATGTTCGAGCTTTCCCCGCAGCAGGGGGACGCCGTGCGCCGCATCCGCGAATGGTTCAAGAACAGTGCTTCCGTGAAGCAAGTGTTCGTGATGTGCGGGTTTGCAGGCACCGGAAAGTCCACTATCCTGCCCGACATCCTAGATGCGCTTGGGCTCGATCCCGAACAAGTTGCTTTCTGCGCCCCTACCGGTAAGGCTGCCAAGGTCATGGGCACCAAGCTCCGGGCGCAAGGCATCAACGTCTACCCTTCGACAATCCACTCGCTGATCTACACGCCCAAACCTCAGAAGGCTGATTCGCTGGAGCGCGAGCTGGCTGAGATGAAGACTTTCGTTCTGATGCTCAAGGGTGGTAGCATTGCCCCACCCACTGGTAACATGAAGGCTGACCTACACGAAGCTGAGAAGAAGATTCACATCCTCTCCCGTGATCTGGATCGCGCCTATGATCTGAACGATCTGCGTTTCTCATTGAACCCGGACTCGCGTCTGGTCCAGTCAGACATCCAACTGATCATCGTGGACGAAGGCTCGATGGTCGGGGTGAGCATGGCGGGGGACATGATGGACTTCGAGATTCCGATCCTTGTGATGGGCGATCCCGGCCAGCTACCACCAGTGGGTGAAGACCCCGGATTCCTCAACGACAGTCCGGATGCCTTCCTGACAGAAGTCCACCGGCAGGCCGCCGATAATCCAATCATTCACTTGGCGACGCTTGTCCGCAAGGGCCAGCGCGGCGATTACGGTGACTATGGTAACGGCGTTCTGATCGTGCCGGCCAAGAAGGACATCTACACGCTCGACCTAGATCGTGATGCTCAAGTCATTGTTGGCACCAACAAGAACCGTTGGAAGCAGACCAGCAAGATGCGCAAGGAGGGTGGCTTCCTTGATACCCTACCACACAAGGGTGAACCCCTGATCATGTGCCGCAACAGTCGGACCTACCCCAACCTTGTGAATGGGACACAGGTCTATTCGGCTGACACCCACGGCATGGCTGGTGACGGGGCCGATCGCTTCCTCGCAAAGATTCGAGACGAGGAAGGTAAGGCGTATTCGATGTTCTGCTATCAAGGTCTCTTGGAAGAGCATTTCGGCCGCGTCAAGAATTTCGCCACCACTACCAAGGAGCGTGCCTTCCGATCGCGAATCAATGATCACCAGTTGGATTTCGGCTGGGCGATCACCTGTCACAAAGCACAGGGCAGCCAGTGGAATGAGGTGATCGTCCATGATGATTCGGGTTCGTTCCGCGAGGATGCGGATAAATGGCTCTACACGGCTATAACACGCGCCGCCGAGCGCTTAGTGATTGTCGCATGACAAATGGCTCAAAACAGCCATTCTAACGAAGCGTTCCCTCACTTCGTCGCTAATTTAGAACGCTTCACCGCTGGCACTTGCGCTACATCAGTAACTTGGAGATAAGAATGACATTGACACCGAAGCTGATCGGCCTTCTAGGACGCAAGGGCTCAGGGAAAGATACAGCGGCTCTCGTGCTGCTGTCTCAGGGCTACCAGAACGTGAAGTTCGCGGGTGCTTTGAAGGACATGCTGCGCTGCTTTTTGACCTATCGGGGTCTCGATGCAGCCACTGTCGAACGAATGGTTGAAGGCGAGCTCAAAGAGCTTGCTTCTGACTATCTCGGTGGTAAGACCCCTCGGTTCGCAATGCAAACCTTGGGGACTGAATGGGGTCGTGAACTTATAGCGGATGATCTTTGGATCAGCACCGCGATCGGGCTCACCAGTGGGCGGGATACCGTCATTACTGATGTGCGCTTCCCTAATGAAATGGAGGCTGTTGAAGCCGCCGGTGGTGTGTGCTTCGGCATCACAGCCGACTGGATCGAACCTAAAGAGGGGGAACATGAATCCGAAGCTCTGATTGACGCATTGATTGCCAAGCTACCCGCAGGGCAGAAGATCACCAATCGGCGGGCCGCGCCGGGTCAAGAACCGTTCGCGATCCAAGAGTTCCAGATGCGCTTTCTCGACAAGCTGCGTTTCCTGTAGGAGGGTGGTCCTCCTGCTGGAGGATAATTTTGCCTGAAACTGGAGTAAACTAATATGGCATTTGTTACCTTGACTGTTACCGACATTGATCTCGCAGCAGCGACCTACAAGGTTGATTTTGCTGCCTCAGGAACAGAGATCGACGACGGGCAGGCTACTGCTGCATATTTCACGGGCTTTTACCTTAACACTATTGTGGCTACTCAGGAGTTCGCAGATGGTGTTGTCATCTTCGGCCGTGATTTGATCGAGAACATGACGCGGGAAAATCCCGATATGCCGATGACCGAAGAACTGGCGACCATGACGATTTCTTTGACTGACAAGGACATCACCACCGGGCGTTACTTCACCACGTTGGAGAATGAAGGTGGTGACCCCACCGGCCACAGCCTCCCCACCTCCGCTCAGGTAGTTGGCACTTACATGCGTTACCTCGTCTCCGATGTGGGTTTCCGGGATGCTGTATGGGCATTTGCCGAGGAATACGTCGCCCAGAACGGCACGGCGCAGATCGCCAACCCGGATGTCGCCCCTTCTTCCATCGCAGCTTAAGGACTTCCCTTGACCCAACATACCATCACGCACCCCGAACTCGTCCAAGCATTGGTCAAGCCGGGCACCGACATCCTCAAGGAACTCACCGCCAGTTCGGTTGACCTCTGGCACGCCGTTACCGGTGTGATGGGCGAAGCAACCGAGATCATGGACGCTGTGGTGGCTTCGGTCCTCTATGGCACCCCGATCGACAAGGAAAACATCTTCGAAGAGATGGGTGATATGGAGTTTTATCTCCAGCAGTTCCGCTCCAATCGTGGCATCCATCGGGATGAGACCTTGATCACTGACTCGCCCCGTTCGCCGGCGCTGTTGCTGGCGGAAGCCGCTGTTCTCACCGTCGCCTCTGGTAACCTTTTGGATTTTGTCAAGAAGTCTGTGGTCTACAACAAGCCGATCGAGAACGATGTGTTCTGTGAACTGCTGGGTGCGATCGAGGTGTCCATGGCCAATCTGCGTGTCATTCTCGAAATCAAGCGCTGTGCCACGTTGGACGGCAACATCAGCAAGCTGAGCATTCGCTACGCCGGTATGAAGTATACCGACGACGATGCTCAGTTCCGCGCCGACAAGGCGTGAAACCCGTTGCCCGGCTCCGGCCGGGCAGCACAACAAAGGAACTACAATGTCAAATACTGACGCCAATGTCGAGGGTTTTATCCTCGGTGCTGGATGCCTGCTTCTCCTCGCAAAGCTCGCTTTCTGGGGGATGATCTTTTACGGCATCTACTACTTCATCTTTGTCTTCATGCCGGCGATGATCGCATGAGCCGCTTCAACATCCGGCGGCGCTTCAAGCGCTTCGTGTCGGCCATCACTGGTCGATTTGTCAGCCGCAAATATGCCGAGCAGAACCCGGCCGAGACGTATGAGCGCACCTTCGAAGTGGACAAGTGATGGACCTTCTCCGATTTGACAGCAAAGAATTGGGGCCCATTTTCGTTGATGGGCGGGCTTTGATACTACTTACTCGTGATGGTGATGGCGAGGACACCAACCTTGGTATTATGCTTGGTAGTCACGGACTCGACATCGTAGTGGCAGGCGACCCGGACGAAGTGGCTCTGGCAATCGAACGAAGTGTTCCCGGAGCCCGCGTGCATCGGATCACCTGATAATCTGATTGACAACCACCGACATTATGGATATGCGGTGAGTGAACAGGAGGTGATTATGTTTGATAAGAAACTGTCTTGGTATGCAGCAACGGGAGTTATCCTCTTCGCTGCTGTTAGTCTCTCGATTTTTATTGATATGGTCACCAACCCCTGATGCCTAGCGTGCATACGGATGGATTCGATGATTATCCCATTTCGAATTACGGTATGTCATCTACCGAGGGGGGCACAGGGACTTTGTTGGATGTCAAATCTGACACACGCTGGGTGACCGCTCCTGATCCACGCTATGTAGGTTTGAACCGTGCCCAGCGCCGGCAGGCTATGGCCGTCGAGAACCGTGCGTTCCGAAAGAGGATGAAGAAGCGTGTCTGAAACTGAAACTGAAACCGAGCCACTCTTTGGCTACCACAAAGCAGCAATCGCTCGCGGTGTGTTCGGCGAAGACTCCAAGATTTACGAAGAGATCGACGAGTTCGCCGATGCTCTTGACCAGAATGTCCAGATCATGGCGCTGGTGGAATTATCCGACGTGATCGGTGCGATCGAGGGGTGGTTGGTAAAGCATCACCCGACCGTAACCCTTGCGGACCTCGCCGCTATGGCGGCTGTTACCCGGCGAGCTTTCGAGTCCGGTGGGCGGGAGAACCGTGATGGTTGAGATCAAGGCCCAACCAGTAAGCTACCCTGTGATCGTCGAAACCGAAGAAGGTCGCTTTCTCGTCGATAAGGACGGCAAAGTTCTCGAACGAATCCCTGATCCGGACGAATGCATGAAATGTGGTGACGTAGGTCCGTGGATCGATGAGGCCACTCAACTTTGCGATATGTGCCATGACGAAGAGGAAGGGGAGTTCTGATATGACACCGATGATCGACTACGCGCTTCTCGGCCGGGCGGTCTCGGAGTATCAGAGACGTGGTTACGTCTATAAGGAAGTTCCGTGGCTCGTCCCTGAGGAACCTATTCGCGTAACCCTGCCTCTGCATCTTCCGGCGTATATCGCCGGGCCACGTTTCGATCACCGGGATGATGACGGTAATTGGCTTGGTGCGACTGATGCCTTCGAGGAAGCCCACTACCTTGTAGGTTCGGCTGAGCAGGGCTTTCTGTCCATGGGACTCAAGCCCGGTGCATACATTGGTGTAACGCCTTGCTTCCGCCACGAACCGGTGAAGAACATTTTCTACCAAACTGGATTCATGAAGGCCGAACTCTTTGTGACCCTACCGGATGCGACCGTTGATCGTGTCATGCACGACGCTCGCGAAGTCGTGGGTGTTTTGAGCGGGCAAGACCCTGATATTGTCGCCACAGACGATGGCTTCGATTTGGAACTGGCTGAAATTGAGATTGGTTCCTATGGTGAACGAGACCATCCTGACTTCGGTCGATGGGTTTATGGCACCGGTTTGGCACTCCCTCGGTTCAGTGTAGCCAAGGGTCTCTCTACGGTTCTCCAGCACTAATTCATGTCAAGTAGATTATCTGATCCATGAGCAAATAACTAGCTTGCTTACCACCGACAGTTTCGCTATACTGTGCGGCCGTTTTCAATTCATCCACGGACACCCAAAACTCATGCCAGTCTCCCCGAACGAGGTCATCATCGATCTCGGGCGCGATGCTCTGCTCGCTCCCCACGCCATTGAAACCCTGCAAGATCGCTACATGGTTGAAGGGGAGACTAGCCCTCAGCACGCCTTCGCTCGTGCCTCTGCTGCCTTCGCTGATGATGCAGCCCATGCCCAGCGTCTTTATGACTATGCCTCCAATGGTTGGTTCATGTTCGCTACACCGTTGCTGTCCAACGGCGGCACCACACGCGGGCTCCCCATCTCCTGCTACCTCAACTATATGGCTGACAGCCGCAAGGGTATCAACGCCCACTACGAAGAGACCTCATGGCTCTCCAGCCTAGGTGGCGGTGTTGGTGGTTATATCGCTGTGCGTGGTCCGGAAGATACCTCGAAGGGCTCCGCTTCTTCTGGCGGTATGCCGTTCATCTGTATCCTCGATCGCTACATGCTAGCCTTCTCGCAGGGCAAGACCCGGCGTGGTAGCTACGCGGCCTATCTCGACATCTCGCACCCGGAAACGGATGAGTTCCTTGAGATGCGTAAGCCATCAGGTGGTGACGCTAACCGCAAGGCGCTGAACCTTCACCACGCGATCAACATCACAGACGACTTCATGCGCGCCTGTTTGGCTGATGCCGAGTGGAACTTTCGAAGCCCAAAGACTGGTGAGATCAAGAAGACGGTCAATGCACGCGCCCTGATGCGTAAGATCGTCGAAACACGTCACCAGACCGGCGAGCCGTTTATCCTGTTCAAGGATACGGCCAACCGCGCCCTGCCTCAGAACTTGAAGGACAAGGGCCTCAAGATCAATCACTCAAATCTCTGCACAGAGATCATGCTTCCAACTGACGCAGATCGCACAGCCGTTTGCTGCTTGTCGAGTCCCAATCTCGCCTCCTACGACGAATGGAAGGATCACCCACTCTTCATCGAAGACTTGATGCGGATGCTGGACAACACGCTGGACGATTTCATCGCGAAGGCTCCGCCGGAGCTTTGGCGTGCCGTCAACTCCGCCAAGAGCGAGCGGTCGGTTGGTCTGGGCGGTATGGGTCTCCATACCTACTTGCAGGATCACGGTATCGCGTGGGGTAGTGATCTCGCTCGCGCCTACAACGTCATGATGTTCGAGGACTTGCAGAAGAAGACGATCGCAGCTTCGCTCAAGCTTGGTGCTGAGCGCGGCGAAGCGCCTGATATGGAAGGCACCGGTCATCGCTTCTCGCACCGTATGGCTGTGGCTCCAAATGCGTCGTCGTCCATCTTCGTGCCACAGGGTCCGATCTCACCATCGGTCGAGCAGTGGCCGGAAAACATCTTCATCCACAAGACGCTGACCGGTTCACACACCGTCAAGAATCCAGCACTTGTTCGTCTGCTCGAAACAAAGGGCAAAAACACCAAGGAAATGTGGAAGGACATTCTTCTCCACGAAGGTTCGGTCCAGCATCTGGACTTCCTATCCGATCAGGAAAAGGCTGTGTTTACCACCGCCTTCGAGACCGACCAACGTCTGACTATCCAGATGGCAAACGACCGAGCCGGTTACGTTGATCAAGGTGTTAGCCTTAACATCTCGGTGCCAGCCTACGTCGATGCTGATTATCTGCTGGAACTCCACTTCATGGCTTGGGCCGGTGGTTCGAAGTCGATGTATTACGTCCGTTCGAAAGCTCCCAAAAAGGCTGAGAACATGAACACCAAGGTGGCTGCGCTGGAAATGGTGATGCCCGAAGATGAAGGATGCTTAGCTTGTGAGGGGTAATCAACTGATTGGTCGTATTGTCGGCTTCGAAATTCCCCATCAACCCGCCCCGGTTTACATCAAACCGGGGCGGGAGCCGCGATTGAAGCGAACCTACTGGGGTCGGGTAACCAGTTACTCACCTTGGTATGATCACGTATTCGTCGAAAGCGAGAATGCGGAGCTTCGTGCTTGCCTTGTGGGTGATCTCCACACCGTGATGCCGGTCAGCTACTGATGGGCAGTGATCCCGACTTCTTCCCCGTCGTGGGTGACATTGTGACACTGGGAGATGAGCCTGACTGCATCATCCCGGCCGGCGACTACAAGGTCAGCCATGTCAATCCCGACGGTTCCTTTCGAGTAAGTGGCAACACGTCTGTTTGGCCGCACCGCATCATCGCTCGATACCACACTTATCGCTGAGAGACACCATGTCCGTTTTCAAGAAAAGCGCCTCCTACAAGCCTTTCCGTTACCCCTTCGCATTTGAAGCCTATGATCTTTTGCAGAAAACTCACTGGCTACCAAGTGAAGTGCCTCTCCAAGAGGATGTCCATGATTGGAACAAGAAGCTCACCCCTCCGGAGAAGAATCTACTGACCCAGCTTTTCCGCTTCTTCACCAAGGGTGACGAAGACATCACGCACGGCTACCTTGATGTCTACATCCCGATGTTCAAGCCGACCGAGATTCGTATGATGCTCTCGGCGATCGCTACTCAGGAAGCAAACCACATCCACTCGTATTCACAGTTGATCGACACGGTGGGTATGCCGGAGTCGGACTACAGCGCCTTCGCGGAATATTCTGAGATGGCTGAAAAGCACGAGTATATGTTTGCCGATCGAACCGAAGGTGCTAACGGTCGTCGTTTCTCCCCGCGTGAGCGGCTGGCGCTCGATCTGGCGGTGTTCTCGGCATTTGGTGAAGGGATGCAGCTTTTCTCCAGCTTCGCCGTTCTGCTGAGCTTCAAGCGTCGCAACCTGATGAAGGGCATGTCCACCATTGTGGAGTGGTCCCTGCGTGATGAATCACTCCACGTAGAGTGCATGGTCAAGCTATTCCACACCATGATCAAGGAGAATCCAAAGCTCTGGAACGATGATGTCAAGGCAGCCATTCGCCAGATCGCAAAGGAAATGGTCAAGCTGGAAGACCAGTTCATCGACCTCATGTTCGACATGGGGGAGATTGCCGGCATCACGGCTGAGGATACCAAGACCTACATCCGCTACACGGCCGATCGCCGTATGATCCAGTTGGGCCTCAAGCCGATCTATCGCCAGAAGGACAATCCTTTCGAGTGGATCGACGAGATGATGTCCGCCCATACCCACACCAACTTTTTCGAAGGGCGTTCGACCGAGTATGCCAAGGGTGGTGTGACCGGGTGGGACAAGGACACATGGAACTTCGTTTCCAAGTTCGAAGGGGCCGCGTGATGCAGATCGTAGTCTACTCCAAGCTGGGGTGCCCCTTCTGCTCGCTTCTCAAGATGGAACTCATGAAGCGTAGCTTAACCTACACAGAGGTCGATCTTACCGATGATGCATTGCGTCAGGAGTTCTACGGGAAGACCGAGACCAATACGGTTCCTCAGGTTTTCCTCATGGAAGACGATGCCAGCTTGACCGATCCCGTTGGTCGCCGCCTCGGTGGTTACAGCGACGTATCGAAAGATTGGTCGGTCTTGGGAACTTAATCTGATTCCTCCTGTTTGGCTGTTTGAAAAATGTAGTTGAGATCATTTTAAATGGTCTTGACTACATTTTTGCTTGACACCGAATCGTTCTTTCGGCTAGAAACCGAATCACCGAAACTAATGGAGGAACTAGACATGGCTGCTATTGCAACCCTTACGAAGCCTCCCGGCGGTCGTGTCGCCGGGAAATCCAAAGCAAAAACCGAGATGCGTGTAGTCCCGGCAGTTGCACATCGCTCTGATCTCGCTGGCTCTGACAGCAATCTCGATCTTCATTCTGTGGGCGGTCGGCTGGCCTACGCTCGTTTGCGTAATAACGTCACACAAGAGCATCTTGCCGGGCAGATCGACAAAGTGCGTGGGACGATCGTTTCCTACGAACGCAACATCATCATGCCTCCGATCCCTGTTGTGGAAGCGTTGGCGAAGGTTCTCAATGTTTCTGCTTCATTTCTCGCTTTTGGTGAGCATGGTGTCAAGACTACTGCATCGGACAATGCGGCCGAATCCACCATCACCGTCGATGAAATCACATGCGGCCGCGATGGCTCGTATATCAGTGGTGCTTTCGCGATGCCCCGTGCGCTGGCTGAGAGCTACGTTGAAAACGTTCGCTCGCTCAAGGTCTATGTTCTCGGTCACAATGCCGATGCGTTTGGCCTGCGGCAGGATACCCGTCTCTTCGTAGACGCCAGTGTTCAGTCGGTGTCGAATGAGTTCGATACCTACGTGATCGAGGTCAACGGTGGTATGGAAGTTATCCGGATCGCACCGTCCTTCGCCAAGTCCGATAAGATCAAGGTCGAAGGTTCGCGTGGTGATAAGCAGCAGGTTCCCGCCAAGGACCTCAAGGTATTGGGCGCTGTCGTATCGACGCTCCGCCCTCAGTAATAAGCGTTGGCACGCTATGGGAAAGGCCGTCGGAGTGATCCGGCGGCCTTTTTCGTTGGATAGAGTCATTTGGTGGGTGCTTGGTTAGGTAGCGCTTCCTGTCATTTCACCGAGAGCCTGCCCGGTGATGTAACAACCGATGACCATGATGATTGGCAGAGCAAGCATATAACCAGCCGTCAGGTGTCCCATGACATCTTCGGCTGCATCACCAAGCCAGCACAAAGCTCTATTCTCACTCTCGTATTCAATGAGAGGTAAGAGGAGGTGCCCTAGCACTCCCAGTCCTATCCCGATCACCGCATAACCGAGACACAGGTATCCCAGCGTCTCCACTACATCACCGGACCAAGGTAAGATTCTCGCAAAGCTTCTGCGTTCTGAGCGCACACCGGCCACTCTATCTTGACGATCTCCAGAAGAGGATCGACCAGTGCCCGGCAGGCTTCGATGTGGTGGTCGGAGTCCTCGAAGAACACGAATTGGCGATCCGGCCAATCCTTACGAAGCTCCGCGAGCAGCAGCGCTTTAGATGCTCGGCCGAGACAAAACACTTCTTGCGGTGTGATGCCCTCTTTTTCTACGAAGTCCAGCATTCTACGCACCGCCCAGAGGCCGCTACGAGCCGTCACGATGAAATAGGGATCACCCAGCCCTGATAGGCTGCGAGCAAATGAGACGGCCTCCTGATGAGGGTCTGGGATGCTCCCAACAGCGTAGCTTTGGAATACCATGTGCCGAAGGTAGTTAGTGCTGGGGTATAGTGCAGGATCGACGTTGGCAAACACAGCCTTCTCCTCCAACCGGCGGCGTTCCATAGGGCGTTCATCCATCCGGAAAATTTTCTCCTCGCACTGGGTGGCGAGAACGCCATCAAAGTCGAAGAAGAAAATGGCATCCGATGAATAGCGATTCCGCTGGAATGCTTCGCCGCCGTGTTGGATGATAAAGCCCATCACCAATCCTTGCTAAAGTCGGAGTTCTTTGACGCCGGGTGGTTTCGAACCTCTTGGCGATCGATGAGAGGCCAGTGTGTGGCGGGTAGTAGGTGGTTCACCGAGTTCCCCTTGAGGTTGTATTGATCCCGGCTCAGTGATACCTTGACGAAGGTCCGCATACCGGCTTCGAATCCGGTTGGCGACCGGTGCATAACCGTATCGTCCAGACGCAGGAGATGCTTGTCCGGATAGGTGCGAAGCCCGACGTGATCGTAGGCTTCGGCATACCGTCCGATCTTCTCCATCTGCCGAAGAGACTCGTTACAGTCCTCGGACAACATCCAGCGATTCTGCTGGGTCAGGAACACTGTCGGAGCCCGGTCTGACCAGATGTAATTGAGATCGTCTGTGCCGTATCCGTCGATGTGCCAGCCCGGTCGGTTGCCGATATAACCACCTTCCACCCATAGCGTCTTGGCTGTCAGGTAGACGTAACTATCCTTGAACCGCTCAGGGTCATCCCAGCGGACTTCTGAAACTATCGGCATAAAGTGTCGCAGATTATCAGGAATGTAGTGAGCAATTGAGCCCGGCACCGAGATCGGTAAATACATCCAGAACATCATCTCGCTGGGCGAGAGATCGATCAGGCCAAGGTCCTTTGGAGGAGCGCCGGCAGGTTTCACCGCATGACTTCCACAGGGAACTTACGAGGGCTGGAAAGAACGTCATCAACCACCGTCAGGGGCGTCAGAGGGTGTTCAGGCCCATACCACTCATTAGCGTTCTCAGCCCATTCCCGAGCCTCTTCTGAGGTCGGGAAGATAGCAAGGACGGTCATGATGTAACCAGCGTGGTTACGCTTGACGACGGCGGAGCAGCGGGGAATAGCCATCAGATGTATCCGTTCTCTTCGAGTTCGCTCCGGGTGGCAGCCCGATATTTTACGACGCGCTCAACAGGCATCGTGCGGTAGTCAATATCGATGCTCTCGACGATCACCGCTGTGTAGGTCGGATGATCGAACACATCGCCCACAAAAAGAGGTGGACCCTTCTCAGGCTCCCGGACGATGAAGGTGGGCATGATTTCCTTGGAGCCGATAATGAATGTCATTCTATCCAATCCTCTGCTGGTTTTCCGGGGTCATTGTAACTGGCGACGCTTACCCGACTATTGTTCGAGTAGATCATTACCTCCCAAGATTCATCCCGTAGTTCTTCGAGCATGAACCAGAGAGGATTCATCTGGCGAATATAGGCGATGACTCCAGCAAGTGTCTCGAAGACAAGCGGAACGCGTGCTTGTAGATTAAGGAGATACTTCATTCCATCACGCCCAGTTCATACCCCTTCGAGACAGCAGCATCTACCACGCCATAAAACCACTCAGGGTCTTTCACAGCGCATCCGAACTTCTCGGCAGCTTCGATCTTCTTAGCGCCGACGTTTGACCCGGCGACAAGGATCGTCGTCTTCTTGGCGGCTGCATTGGTCGTCTTGGCACCAAGCTCATCAGCGATGATAAGAAGCTGATCCCGAGTGAACCGATCAAAACCACCGGTGAAGCAGATCACTTCACCAGAGAGCGGCTTCGGTCCCTCCGCATTGACCGGCATATCCTGAACCTCGCAGGCAAGCCGCAAGGCGAAGGCTTCCTCGTAGGAAATATCGTTGTTGAAGAAGTCCTCGAACGAGTTGACCGCGACCGGGCCGATCCCGTCGAGGTGCCCCACCGCCTTGGCGAAACGACCTTCGGCGAGCGGAAGCTGGAAGAATGCATCAACGGTCTTGAGTTCCTTAGCGATGTCGCGTGCGGTGGACCTGCCGATGTTCCGGATGCCCAGCGCGTAGATGAAGCGGTCGATCTGGACGTTACGGGCCTTCTTGATCGCGGTCATGAGCTTCTTGATGCTGGTCTTACCGTAGCCTTCCCAGTTCTCCATCGCATCGCTGATCAGCATATCCTCGCCCGGATAGGCCGGCTCCACAGCCATATCGCTGACCATTAGGTCCGGGAGCTTCATGATCTGGCTGGGCTTCCTGAGGTCCAAGAAACGGATCATGTCTTCGATCT